CTGGCTTAGGTCGAATAATACAACGTCTAAATTCGTCACCAACAATTGATACGTTCTGTGGAACTTTCAATGGATAGTGTTCTTCGTAAATACCGCTTTCTACTTTAATTGTTAAGTTAACTTGATTACTTACATCACCATAAGAAATAACTTCGCCTGGTGTAAAGTCACCAAACTTAATATCAACATCAAAAATTTCATTTCCAAGACTATCAAGTTCACCAGTGTGTCCTAAAATCTGTGCAAGTGCACCTGAATCTTCACCACGTAAAAATAAGCCTTCTCTAATATCTCTTGTTCTAAATGCAATCGGAGTATCAGTTAATACATCACCTGTAAAGTCTGTTCTTTGACCTTCTGTTGTAAGTAAAAATCTAGGTAAGTCAGCAACAACATTTGGAATAGTTGTAAAGCCACTACCTTGGTCTGTAATTTCAATACCAGTAATTTCGCCTGATACAACTTGTGCAATACCAAAGCCGCCTTTTGTTTCGCCGCCGCCGTTAATCCTAACAGATACTAAACTGTATCCGCTACCTGGATTGCTAATTGTTACGCCTGCAACTCTATATGTTATATTAAATGTTGCTCCAGCACCAAACTGTGAGTCAGATGTTGTAGGAACGTTTGTACTACCTGGAAGAGAACTATAATTACCTGAACTAATTTGTCTAAATGTTACAACAGCACCCGGTGTACTTGCTGTACTTAATACTTCATACTTTGCAACGGAACCTGCTCCACCATCTAGTGTAATAATATCACCTGGTAAGTAGTTAGCACCTACAGTTGCAATACTAATTGTATCAACACTCAATGTAACTGTACCAGCAAATCCTGTACCACTGTCTGGCGAAGTTTCAATAGAGTTTAGTGTAACGTCATTGGCACCATTATTAAATGTTAAAATCTTTTTGTATGGTCCAATTTCTTTTTGTGAATCTAAAACAATTTCTTCTGCACGTTTAAGTGCTGCTTCGATTGATCTATATGCATAAGCAAGAGCTCTACCTTGTAGTTCTTCACTCACACCTGGACGTTCGTCTGCACCTGATGTTGCAACATATAAGTTTACACTAGATCCAAAAGATGATTTGTCAACATAACCTTTAGTTGCAGCAATTAAGCCGTCGTATGTTGTATCGTCATCTGGTTCTGGATCTCTTGAAAGTATAAGTGGACCGCCCATAGTACCAAAAGCACTATTTGTTTGACCCGTCTCTGGATCAACAGCGTCTACACCTTGAACTGAAATCTTTGTATCTACGTAACCTTTGTTAGCACCTTCATCATCGCTAACTGGAGTAGGTAAATCTTGTATTCTATACTGGTTACCACCTGATCTTGCAGATAAGTTACCACCAAGTTGTGGTGATGTATCACCTGAAATTTCACTGAATTCTGTTGAAATACTAATTTCACTTGAATTAGTAGTATCGTCAATAGCAACACCTACGCCACCAACAATATTTTTAAATACAATAGCATCTGTAGTAGGATTAACTGCTAGAATAGCACCTTCATTACCTAAGTAAGTTGCCGGTGAATCATTAAGTCCAATAAAAGTAAGTCTTTCACCTAAACCTAATGAACTATATAGTTCTCTAAAGTTATCGTTTACCTTTTGAAACGAATCTCTAATACTATCGCCGGTACCGTCATTACCTACTGCGCCTGTATCAATAACTTTTCTTGCCATTTTATCCCCTAAACACTCTGTTTCTTATCAATATTTATCTCTAAGTTCTATAAGCCGAATGTAAATACAAGTATGTTTTTAGGCACAGAACAAAAAGAAACTACTCACAAACGTAAGAGTAAACACGGTAAAGAGCACGTTTATAAACGTACTAAAACTGTAGTGCAACTCAAGTGTGACAATTGTGACAATGTATTTACCAGGGATTTGAAAAAGATCAGTCGCACTCGGCTAAACAATAATTATTTTCACGTTTGTACTGAATGTGACAGTAAGAGATTTGCCCAACGCAAAGGTGTTGAGCAAAAACAAATGTGGGATATGCCTGTTAGTTCAGACGTTGTAATTGGGAATAATTAAAACCCTACGCTTTCGCCGCAGCCACAACTTGATGTTGAGTTAGGATTTTTAATAGATAGGTAAGAACCGAACACTTCTTCTACGTAGTCTATCTCGGTCCCTATAAGATATAGTAAACTTGAACTATCAATAGCAAATTCACCACTTGGAAGTTTTATAATTTCGTCATCTAATTCTTTAGAATCACTCATCTGCCAATCGTATGAAAATCCGGCACACCCACCACCCTTCATTTGAAGTCGGACAATAGGCTTGCCGGTCTTTTCAATTAAGCCTTCCATATGCTTAATTGCAGAATCTGTAAGATTTACTGCGTCTGGCATTCAACTATTCGCTTTTCCAAATAGTCCAAGCGCCATATGCAATAGCAGCATATGCTAATAAACCTGCAAGAGGTTTTGCAATTAACACAATGATACCAAATGCAATTAAAACTGCACCATCCCAAGAAGTTCTTTCTTGAAATGCTTTTCCTACCCAAGATTTAAATTTATCTAACATAATTTACTTCTCCTTTTTAGTAGTTTTCTTTTTAGCCGGCGCTTTTTTCTTTGCAGCAGGCTTCTTTTTAGCCGGTGCTTTTTTAGCAGCAGGCTTTTTAGCAGTAGGAGTCTTAGGTTTTGTTACCTTGACTTCTTCTGTTAAAACTAGTGGTTCAGTTTGCGCTGACCCGAATAGGTTTCTCAACCATTTTAACATATTATTCTCCTTGTAGTCTGTCGTTGATTATCGACCAATTAATAACACGCCATATATCATTTAGATACTTGTCTTTTGTTTTGTCAAGTAGATAACTGTGTTCCCACATATCAACTAACATAACAATTTCAGTTCCACGTTGGAAGTCTTGATTAGCAATTAATCCTAACTTGCCTTTGACATCCATATAGACCCAACCTGATCCTTGTAGACTTTTGGCTTTGTCAATAAATTTCTCTTTGAAATTTTGAAAAGACCCAAACTTTTTGTCGATTAGTTCGAGCGAGTTTCCTGATGGTGTATTTCCTGAAGTGGGTGGTTGCAGGTGTGCCCAATATAAATTGTGCAGGTGTGCGCCACCAAAGTTAAATTTATCATCACCTTCTTTTTTGTTATAACGATCAACATATCCTTGAGACAGTTTTCCGTAGTGGAGGTCTACACTTTCTTTACTCATTACCGGTTCTAATGCATCACGTGCATACGGTAATTTGTTAAGTACTAGTGTTGGACGCTTTGTGTCCGCTTCAATAACAATATCTTTCAGTTCTTTTAACATCGTAATATATTTATGTTAAAATTGACAGTTGGAAAGGGAAATGGTGCTATATTGATTCGTAAAGAGCTCGACTGGCTAGATTCTTAGCCTTACTTTCTACCATTATATCTGCGGAGTCTCTAAAAGACAAAGCCCAATCGTTAACAGCCCTATTCCACATAAAGTCACTATGAGCACGTAGTTTCTGTTTTTTGAATCCTTGTTCAAGTAATTCTCCCATATTAGGTAAAGTGTCTGGATTATGTCCTACAAGTAGATCTTCACGTGATACAGAATAATGTATCACAGGACGAACACCACGCCAACTATCAACTATGCGTAGAAATCTATCGTCGGTTGGTTGAATGTATTCACCACTAGCGACCCAGTGATGGTGTATGTCAAGAACGAGGGCAAGGTCGTTTGCAAGTTCGAGGCTTGCATCAATACCCCACGACATTTCGTCGTTCTCGATCGTAATAATATTTCGCGCCTCTTGAGATAATCTTGGGAGAGCTCGTTGGATACCGGCTGGACCTTGCCTACCGGATATGTGTACATTGCACTTCGCATCTTGGAAGGACTTGCCGTATCCCATCCAGCGGAAGACATCGGTGTGATATTCAAATTCTTCTATGCTCCTCTCTACAATTTCGGGTGTGTCACTTGCAAGTACAGTAAACTGACCTGGATGCATAGACACTCTAACATCAAGTTCTCTTGCACGTTTGCCTACGTTAGCGAAGTTCTTCTCACAGTATGCAACAACGTCAGGCTTGCGCCAGAAGTAAGACCAATCTGCTTGTGTATATACCGGAAGTACATCACTTCCCAACCTAACCATTCGTAATTCATTCGGTAGTCCTCCTACATAACAAATAAGATTCATATACGATTGTATGTTATGGACCATAATATCCCACAATCGTTCTTCTGCAACTTCTTTAGTCTGTCTGTTTAGCCACGCAACAGTTGTTGAACGTGTATTAAAAGGACGCTGTATCTCCTCTAGAAGTTTTTTCTTCTGAGTCTGATCAGTGTGCATGTATTTGCAGGCAAAGCCTATGCGTTTATATTGAGAATTCGTCACGTAATATTTTCCAAGTTTCTTTATAATCTTTTACATTATAGCAGAAACCTAAGTCGTTGTCAATGATTTCTTTTTTCAAAGGATAATCATTTCCTTCAGGATGCATATCGT